TAAGTACATTAAAGGCAACCTTCTCCTCACTATCATAACCAATAAAAATATTAATCATTACAATGGCATTCTTATGTTTTTACGTAACGCTCTTACTAATTCTCCAATCTTATCTACAATCGCAATCATACTTGGATCAGTAATATAATGTTGTTCTTCTTTTAACTTATCATATTCTGCTAACGGTATTGTAACTGTTCTTTGTATTGAAGATTCATTTTCATAACTAGCTGCTTCTGCTCTTGCTTGTTCATCATTTTGGTTCATTTGTGTTTTCTCCATTCTGGACTATGTTGTTGTTTTTTTCTTTTACCTTTTCTATGGTCTATATATGGGTTTATAAATTTATCTCTTGCTATAATGTGTCCCATTTGTCCGTCACCTAGTGTTCGTTCACTATATTCAGGATCATCTTTAAACTTTTGCCTAGTACTGTCCAATGTATGGCAATCTGTCCAAAAATTCTTTCCGCTTCTTTGTATATTATATACTCTATCTTTTATATACCAATCTTTATANTCTTTAAAAAACNCATATGCTATAGGTCTTGTATTATTAAATGCTAAAAAACCTGCTTCTGTATATTGTTTAGGTCTATTATAAAACGATAAAAATATATTATCTGGTAAACAATCATCAAACCATTTGTCAGGTATCTGTTTCGTAAAAACACAATCACTATCTACATAATATATTTTATCTCCAAAATTTCTTACTGCTGATTGAGCAAATACTTTATAATTAAATCTTATTGCGTCTTCAAAAAAATTATTTACTTTTCTATGTTTATTTCTTTCTATAAATTTTTTACACTCTGGTTCAAATTCAAACAAATTATGATAATGTACATTGTTTATTTGAGGATAACTCTTTGGGTCATCTTCAACAAAAACATACATAGGCAATGTTTGTTGTGTTGCCAAATATGATGTAATCAATTGATTAGCATACTGGTCATATAATTTTTTATTATAAGTTGTAACAAAAATCTTTTTCATCTATTTTAACACATTAATATTTAATACTATTCTTCTTGGTATATCTGATTGCGTAACTCCATAATGCAAAGCATTATCAAATATAACTATTGAATTAGCAACCGATGGTACTTTTTCTTCCGAACCATCTTCCTTTTCAATACAAGTATATCCATTACAAGTATGAAAATTAAATACAGAAGTTATAATATTTGGATCTACCATTCTGTTTATACTAATATCAAAATGTTTTCCGTGATTCACTTGTTTACCTTGATTAGGATATAAATTTAATTTTAATTTAACTAAAGTTTTTGATTTTTCTGGTAAGTGTTCATCTTGAAAGTCTTTAAATATTCCAAACAAAGGTAACAACTCTTTATCAAATATTTCTCCTTTACCTTCAAATGGATAAACATATAGTACTTTATTAAACATAAAGTTACCATCTCCTGGTATAGTTTCATTATGCCATTTCCAATCAAATTGTTCGCTCTCAACAATATTTAATATATTATTAAAAATAGGTTTAGGCAAAAAGTTTTCTATTACTTTAATCATATCTTTTCACATCAGCACTCATCATATCTTTAACTAAACTATCTATGGTATGCTTAGGTTTCCATCCTAATTTTGTTTTTGCTTTTGTATTGTTGCCTACTAATAAATCTACATCTGTAGGTCTAAAAAATTTGGGATTTGTTTTAATAATAAAATCTCTACTATGTTCGTCTATTATTTCGTGACCATTTACCTGATATTTTATCTTTAAATAATCTAAACATTTAAGTATAAATTCTTTAACCTGATATGTCTTACCAGTAGCAATAACATAATCTTCAGCTTTATCTTGTTGCAACATCAACCACATTGCTTCAACATAATCTTCAGCGTGTCCCCAATCTCTAAAACTTTCTAAATTACCTAATTCTAAAACTTTACCTGTCCGTGACCATTCTACTAATCCTTTTGTAATCTTTCTAGTTACAAATTCTTCACCTCTCATAGGACTTTCGTGGTTAAATAATATACCTGAACAAGCAAATAAATTGTATGCCTCTCTATAATTAACAACCATATAATGTGAATATGCTTTTGCAACACCATAAGGACTTCTAGGATAAAATCTAGTAGTTTCTTTTTGTGGTGTTTCAGTAACCTTACCAAACATTTCACTAGTAGAAGCTTGATAAAATTTAATTTTAGGATTTACATCTTTAATCGCTTCTAATATATTTAAAACTCCTATTGAGTTTGTAAGTGTAGTAACTTGTGGTTGTTCAAATGACAATGCTACAAATGATTGAGCAGCCAAATTATAAAATTCATCTGGTTGAGTCTTAACTAATAATTTTGATATATTATAAGGTTCAGTTAAATCTATATCAACTAATTCAATATCATTTCTAATACCTAATTCATCTAATCGCCAATATCTTTTGCCTGTATTTCGTCTTTGAGCACCATATACTTTATACCCTTTCTCTAATAATAATTTAGCAAGATATCCACCATCTTGACCTGTGATACCTGTAATCAATGCTGACTTCATTGTATCAATTCCTTTATATAATGCAAAATTGTATCTGAATCAAATTCTTTAAGAGTAAATTCTGTATAAGATACCATTTTATACCATTCTAAAACTTCTTCAGGTTCAGCATAATATAAATCTTCTATCTTATCAATGTCAGTATTTTCTAATTTAACTCCTTCTTTATCGTATGAAATTATACCAGCACCAAAATTATATTTTGAAGTAATACAAGGTATTCCTAAATTAATAAGTTGAAAAATACTTGTACTTTCTCCTAACACCCCACAATAAACATCATCTATAATAGTATTTAAAGTTACATCTCTATCCACAACTTCAACATCTTCCACTAAATCTTCAATTACAATTTTACTATGTGGGTGTGCTTTAACTAAAATTTTTCTTGTAGTTGCTTTTCTAACTTTTTCAACAGTAGTTTTAATAAATTCAGGTACAGGCATAGAAGATGTTGGGTCGTGTTCTAAACCAGGCACAATTAAAACTGCACCATCTTTATTATTTTTCCATTGATGATTGTATATATTATCTATATACGTTATTTCTGGATTATATCTTTGTGTCAATTGAATCATATTATTCAATCTTTGGAGATTTTCTGGTTTACACCATTTAGTTTTTCCATATGTCCAGTTATTTAATCCCATACGGTAATATCTTGGACCTGTTTTTTTATACCAAGTGTCTATGTAATTACATTTAATTCTACTTAATGTTGCACTTTCAGTAACTAATAATGGTTTTCTATATTTTTTTGCTAGACGACTAGCTTGGAGATTAACATATTCCATCCAGGCAAATCTATTAAAATCTATAACTTTTCCATCTTTATCTTTTTCAATATCAATTGTTTTATATTTTTGTCTTTTAGGACTTGTACTGCCCCAAGTTCCATCAACCAAAAAAGCATCACAATTTATAATTCTTACAACATCTTCTTCAGATAAAAGTTTACTTACTGGTCTTTTAAAAATTCTATAAAGTGATATATTATGTCCCTTACCCCATTGTTTTATTGCGTGTTCAATGGCAGATATCGCATTGGACGTTCCTAAACTAACTATTTTTTTTAACATTTTCATTCTCTATTTTATAAAAAGTATATTTTAAAGTTAATTCTTCCCACACTTTTACATTTCGTAAGGTGTAAAGATAATACTTGTCTCCTTGTTTTTGTTTTACACAATTTGGGTTATCACTATGATTAACAAACCCACCTAATGGTGTTCTTATAATTTCTCCATCAACAAGTACGTGACATAAACCTAACTTTACATCTTTCTCAATAAACTTTGTTGTAAATAATCCTTGACCTTCTATAGAAGATTTTTTAATTATTAATCCATCTGGTAGTGGTTTATACATTTGGGTATGATTCCTTTGACATAAATGTTTGTTTAACAATAGCCTTTTGTTCTTCTATATTCTCTACATAATATCCTTCAATATGAGTATACCCATAACGTTTTGCCCAATAAACTCTTTTATTACCTGTATGTACTGCAAGTCCAGGTATACAGTTGCCATCTTTATCTTTCGGCCATCTTTCTTCTTTTAACCAATAATGTTCTAGGTCAGTATAGATAATTGGATATATCATACCTGCACCTTCAATACTTTCTTTAAAATTTTCATATCTTTTTTTCATCCAATTAAGATTAACAGTTAACATCAAATCATTTACACTTGCTATTTTTACTTCAGGTGCAATATGATTTAAAGGTGAATGCTGGCACGTAACGTGTTTTTTTGCTCGTAAAATTTTCATATTATATATCATATGTGTATCTCATCAAGTTCTAATTCAATACCTTGTAATTCATCTGGCTTACCTTTTGGATATGTTGGATAAAGTCTAAACTCTTCACCAGTATCATCATTTTTACATCCTGCAACTAACCAATCCCATTTGAAATCTCCATCTATAACAAACTCGTTCATCACTTCATATCTTCTATCAGGTTTTTGTTTAAGTAATTCTTCCTTACACGCTTCCATAGTTGGATAATACCCTTGCATTTGAAACGTTTGTTGCGTTGCAACTGGATCCATACCAATAAGATATGCTAATATTAAAATTTTAAATGGTCCCATAATTTGCCTTTGCTATATACCAGCTATCAACTATATCTGATACTGGATTGCCTGCCTTTTCTGTATTAAATAACTTCTTTAAATTTGTTTTTGTATCTTTACAAAATTGTTCATACATCATTTCTTTATCTGCATTACCCTTACCTGTAGCTAATTTCTTAACAACACTTGGTACAATAACACTATACTCCCATTTTTGTTCTAATAATCTATATTTAAGTATACCACAATTTTCTGCTATTTGAAATAATGCTCTACCTTTAGAACCATATGAATAGTTTTCAATTGCTATTGATGGTCCAATGCCAACAGTATGGTCTCCTGGATGATATAAACGTAAAACTTTTAAAACCCAATCAGAAATTTGAGTAAATCTTTGGATAGGGTCTGTATATGGTTGATGTTCAGAACCATTTATATTACCAAATATGCCTAAATGTTTCTTCTTATTAGTAAGAAAATAAAAACGACTATGCTCAAATATAAAGTCATCTGTTACACATATTGCAGGACTTGTCATACTATAATCAATCCCAACTTGGTTCATCTTCATTTTCATTTACCTCTTCTTTAATATCATCATCTTCATCTTCTTCTTCATCTAATTCATAACTACAAAATGGACACACCCTTACCTTTTGGTCGGTTGTGTCTTCATCAAATATAATAGAAAACTTTGTATTACAATTACTACAATTCCTTTTATATTTTTTTATTGCTTCTTCCAAATCCATAATAATATATTCACTTATAATTTAAATTTTTTAAACTGATCCTTCTGTACATCTTGTTTAATCCCACCTATAACATAACTTTCAATTTCTGTTTCTTGTGGTGCATTTTGTAATGACCTACTATTTAACCAATGGTCTACCCAAGGCAATGGATTTGTCTTTTGGTCATATTGTGGGTCTAATCCAATTGCTTTCATTCTACGATTTGCCATATACTCTACATATTGGTGTAATAATTTTTCTGATAAACCTATCATAGAACCTTTTGAAAACAAATAAGTTGCCCAACGTTTCTCTTGTCCTACTCCGTGTTCATACATTTTATAAACTTCTTTTTCTGTATCTCTCATCACTTTGTTCATAGTTTTATCGTGTTCTAATTCACGATAGTTGTTAAGTATTCTTTGTGTTATTAACAAATGTAAACTTTCATCCCTTGCAATTAATGAAAGTATTTTAGCAGAACCTTCTAACATTTTTAATTCACCAAAAGCAAATGAACAAGCAAAAGAAACATAAAATCTTAAACCTTCTAATATATTAACTGTCATTAACGTTAAATATAATTTCTTTTTTAACTCATACATATCAACACTATCAGATTTTAATATCCATTTATATCCTAAATGCATTAAATCATCATACGTTTGTGTAATACTATTTGCCCTACTTTCAATCTTTTCATCTGTAATAATAGTATCAAAAACTTCACTAGGGTTAGAATATAAATTTTTAATAATATATGTATAAGAGCGACTATGAATACTTTCCATAAAGTCCCAAGCAATTATACAACTTTCTAATTCAGGTATAGATACAAATGGTAAAAATGCCAAACAAGGACCTCGTCCTTGCACACTATCCATCATTGTTTGATATTTTAAATTAGATGTAAATATAAATTTACCTTGTTCAGATAAAACTTTATAATCTGCCATATCTTTTTGCAAAGATATTTCTTCAGGTCTCCAAAAATAACCTAATTGTCTTTGACAAAGTTTATCAAAGATAGGATATTTCATATCATCATATCTTTGTACCTGTAAACTCTTACCAAAAAACATAGGTTGTTTTGTAAAGTCTAAATTCTTTTCTGTATTAAATACACTTCTAATCATTTATCGGTTCTAATTCTTTCTGTAATCTTTCTGATTCTGTTAACTCATAATGGTGTTCATCACTATCACCTGCTGTCCATTTACCTCTACCATCTACACTATACTCTCTAGTAGATACTTTATAATCTGGTACTTTTACTTTACTAGGGGTTAATGATTTATCATAAAACAAAACTCTATTATTAGGTTGGGCAGCAAAATGTCCATTATCTAATTTTATTATATTAAAAGATTTATGTTGACTTGGAGTTTCACTATAACCTATATTAACCTCTTTGTTAGTTGAATTACAACTATCTATACTAAACATATAATTACCTTCATATGGTTTCTTATCTGGTGATAGATACATACATCTATTACCACTTATCACTTGTTTTTCAATAACTGATATATCATAACTAAAACAATCCCATAACTGTAAATCAGCTAACTTTAAATCTTCTTTTGTTTCTTTCCACACAAATGCCGATATAGGAAGTTTATCATATAATGCACCTGTTTCATAAAGATATGTTTCAAAATATAATGCTCTTCCTTGAATACTTTTAACCGTACACCAAATACCTGGGACAAACTCACCGTGTCCTTTTTCTAAATCATATAAGTATTGTTTCTTAACTAATACTTCCGTATGTGGTACATTTGCACATAAAAATGCCATAAAGTTCCTTTAAATTACGCAGGTGTCACAATCTTCTTCTTGTTTTTTTGTTTCCTCTACGTTGTCCTTCCAACCAACTGGATGTACAGGTTCATCAAAATCTTTCTTACTATCATATGTATTCTGATAATAACTTGTCTTCCAACCTAACTTATAAGTATTTAACAAATCCTGTGCCATAATAGATAACGGCACTTGTCCTTCATCATAATGTTCAGGATTATATGACCAATTTCCACTTATCGCCTGGTCAAAATACTTTTGCATTACTGCTACTATGTTTATATATCCTTCATTTGATTTCATATCCCATAATAATGTATAATTATTTTTCAACCTTTTGTAATCAGGTACAACTTGTTTTAGAGTTCCCTTTTTACTTTTCTTTACTGAAAGATAATCTCTAGGTGGTTCTATGCCATTTGTAGCATTACAAACCACACTAGAGCTTTCAGAAGGCATTTGAGCTGTGAGTGTGCTATGTCGTAACCCAAATTCCTTAATATCTTTTCTCAATTCTTCCCATTTATAAGATAATTTCCGAGATACAATCTCATCAACTTCTTTTTTATAGGTGTCTATTGGTAAGATACCGTCTGAATACTTTGTTTTATTAAAGTCTTTACATTGACCTTTTTCTTTTGCTAATTGATTACTTGCTCTTAATAGATAATATTGGAATGCTTCTGATAACTTATCTACTTCTTTCCAAGCAGTTTTCATTTCATAACTTAATCCTAATGTTGCTAGATAATGAGCAAGACCAATATATCCAACTCCTAAACTTCGTCTATTTTTTGTAGAAATTTCTGCTGCCTTAACTGGATATTTTTGATGGTCTATAACTTCATCTAATGACCTTACTATTAAATCACATAATGGTTCTAATTCATCTAAATCTTTTATAAGTCCTACATTAACTGCTGATAAAATACATAATGCAATTTCACCTTTTCCATCTATGTGACTTATAGGTTCTGTTGGTAATGTTATTTCTTGGCACAAATTTGACATTGTTATTCTATCTTTAAAAGAAGAGTGAGTATTACAATGGTCAATATTCATAATGTAAATACGACCTGTTTCTGCTCTTTCTTTTAATATTGACATAAACAAACTTTGTGCTTTAACTTTTTGTTTCCATATTGATAATTTTCTTTCTGCTGTTTCATACAACTCATCAAATTTTGGCGTACCCCAACTATCAAC